AGCTTGTGTAGATATTTTTTGTAATTCCCTTTGTAACCTGGCTAAATTCTTTTCATAATTTAAAAGAAAATCCTGGTTATCCATTACCTTTTTTACATTCTTAACAACAGTGTCTACAGCTTTTTCTACAAATGATATTACGTCCTTTACTACACCTTTTATATTTTCTACCTTCTTTGCGTTTGCCTTAGCAAGTTCAATATTTTGCTCATTCAGTGCATCAATTTTTTCCTGTATCGCAGCGGATTCCTCAGTATCTCCAGTAAAATCATTCCAGGCCTTTCTTAATTTCAGAACAGCTATTTCAGCGTTATTGGTCCATTCTAAAAACTTATTTAAAACTAGGTCGATTAAATTATCTTTAATCCATTGACCACCTTTTTTGAAACTAGTTACCAGGTCCTCCCACCATCCTTTAGGGTCCTTAAATAACCGCATAAAAGAATTAATTGCTGGTTCCATCACTTCTACCAAGCCATTAATTACCCCTGTTACAATATTCATTGCAGCCTGGAAAAGCTTCGCAACTTTTTCATTCTGCATGAAGGCCCCAGCCAGGGCATCAAATAATTTCAAAACTATTCCAAGGCCTAACCCACCTTTAATAATAGTTCCTAAACTGGTTAATCCACCCTTTACACCATTGACAGCTGGTCCAAGTTTTTTGATATTTTTCTCAGCATCATTAACATTGTCACCAAATTTATCTGATGCCTTTGACATATCGTCAAATCCTTTTTTGACTTTCGAGGTATCTAAGTCAGCTTCATAAACTATTTTTTCTGCCATGTCCGTTTAATTAAAATTAATAACTGTTTCCAGGTATACACTTTTTTATATTTACCTTTTGCTATTTCCACATTTTCACTTACTCCCATCCATTTATTTGCCTGGGATAATTTTATTATTTCGTTTATCATATGATTCTTTCTATTATTAAATAAATTCTTGATACGTCAATTATATGCGTTCCACCATCTAAAATTGAAGCTCTTAATTGTACTTTTTGACCTTTGCCTATTGATGCACTGCCTATCATATTAACCGAAATTAATCTATTGGTTTCTAGTTCTTGCCATGCTTCCGTTTCTTTTCCATCTATATATATTGCTAGAGCTATTCTGTGACTTCCAGCACTATCAACTACCATCGAACCAGCAAACCTGTATTGGCCATCAGAATTAATTGTTACTTCACTTAATGCTAAATTTGGTGTATAATAACTTGAATCACCTTCATAACCAGCATTTGCTAAAACAAAGCCAGTTGGAGTGGGTGACATAGTTATTGCTAAAGTCCCAGTAGTCCATATCGAGACTTTATTTAAAGATAATGTAGGAATATAATTATCTCTTATATTCATAAATTGAAAAGCCAGTCCTTGATTATAGTTGGCTATATCTATACCATTTGTTAAATATGTTGTGCCATCAAATATTGCATTTGCTATACCTTTTCTTAATGGATTGCCTTCAATAAAAGTAGTATTCCCATTTAAAGCTAATGTAGTATCAAATATTGGTTTTTTCCCTGTAGTGCTAGTAATTGTTAATATATTGACTAACGGATATGTCATAAGCTCTATTACAGCTTTCTGACTTAATAAATCATACGTTATTTTTTGAATTTTATAATAATTACCGCTGATGGCAATATTATCATTCAATTTCATATTAAGCCATACACCAACAGGTAATATAGCATTTACAATAACTATTCTTGACCTGGTGCTGTAAATCCTACTTATATACTCATTCCAAAAACTAAAGTATAAACTATTCTTAGGCATATTCCCAATTCTATTTGCTTCCAGTCCAAAAGCTAATGAATAGCTATTTGTTGTAATTCCACTGAATGAGCTTGATTTAGGGTAAGAATTGTATTGCGTGGTTCCAAAATACCATGCATAATTTGTAGATACCACACCATTGAAATAAAATAATATTAGCTTCTGGTCAACTGATTTCGCATCTTTATCATATATCGCTGGTATTTCTAAATCCGTATCATTAATTACCACACCATTCTGATTAGTTTGTCTAATTATAACTGGTGGATTTATTTGAAAATCAGTTTTAATATTTATTTCACCCTCAGCAAAGTCGACTTCAGGCTTAAACTCCACAGAACCGAATTCCCTTTTGTATGAATTATTGAAATATACCTGTGGCAATGTTTCTCCTTTTTCATGTGACATGCTTACCTTACTCGGTATAGGCATTTTTTTGTGGGTTAAACTTTTAAAATCAATAAATTCAGTATACTCAACATTCTGACCAGCTCGGTACCAGTCCTCCAGGTTATGAAGTTCAAAGCTCGTGTAAGATTTAGGAATTAATACAGCGTTATAAGTCTTTAAAAAACTACTAAAAAAATCAGATACTTTAACCTCTGGCATAGCATCACCCATAATACAAGTTGGTAAAACTGTAGCTGGTGAATTTATACAAGATATAGAACCATTTACAGTCCCGTTATTATTACACCTATAATAAATTTTGAATATATTTCCTTTAGACAAATTGTTTAATACTATGCTTTGACTACCTGTAGGGACAAACGTAATTTGACTTCCAGAATATTTGCCTGATATAACAGGTTTAATGGTAATTTGGGTGTTACTCGTTAGTGCTGTAATATCTATATTAAAAGTGTAATTACCATTTTGTGGTATAGTATATTCATAAGTAGACGTATTCCATGCTGCACTAATATTGCCACTAGTTACTGTATTACCTATTGGTAAGGTACCCCATGAATTTAGATTATTTGTATTACCTGTTATTGTTTGTGGTGTGGTATTATTAGCTGCAAAATTCCCGAAATTGGTACCATTTTGTAAATCAATAAATGGTCCAGCTGTATTCATAGGAGTAACATACAAATTATTAAATTCTGGCCTGGCTAATAAAGTTCCTTCTAGTCCATAACCTTGCTGAGAAAATAAATGTTGTATCACCTCTTTTAAAAGTATTGAAGGCCTTAAATTTAAATAGCTTATCCCATTTGCCCTGGCAATGTTATTTGTGGTGTTAAATGTTGAGTAAGTAACGCCATAACCATAATCTTTCAAGTCCCAAACAACTTTCCCAGATAATAACCCACCAGTCCAAGATGCTACAGCAATTGCATTTGAAATTGAATGGTTATATGCGGACCAGTCTAATTCTGGTAATGTTTTTTCACCCCATCCAACCATTATATTTTTACCCTGGCCATAGAATACAATTGAATAATCTGATGGCAAACCATTCAAAAATTTCACCTCCAATAATTCGACCACACCATTAAATACTGGAAGGCCATGAACGAAAATCTGACTGTTTAAAGCGTAGTTTTGATTCCAACTTTGCAGCAATACATTTTCATCAAAAAAGTTCTGGAAGATTGCATTATTTAAATCTGTTGCTGGAAGATTAAAAGACTTTGAAAAGTCTGTAAAAACTGTAGATATATCCTGGTAGTCCTTTACTTGTCTGTTCAGCTGAATAGATTCATCAGAATATAAGTCTACAAGTTTACCATCAATTGTAAGTGAAAAATAAATCATTATCGAACTATTGAATTAATTAAAGGCTGGGCAAATTCAAAATTCATTGTGTACATAATTAGCCTGTCATTTTTGTATGTTTTCTTTTCGATTGCTGTGTCTGTAACCTGACAAGATAAAATTTGATTTTCGTAAACTGTATAGCATAAAGTACTCAACATTATTTGCTGGATTATCTCTACATAACTCTCATCAATCCAATTGGTATTTGAAAGCTGTTTGTATATTCCCTGAACATTGTATAAGGACTTTATTTTTACTCCATAGCTCCAGGCATCCGCCATATTTGCCTGGGCGTAAACTCCTTTGTAATAATTTTCGCTAGAAGTTGTTAAAGATACTTTTGACAAAGCATTCATGGATAAAGCTTCAATTACTCCATACCTATTTTTGTAGAATAAAGTTTGGCACCCGAACCTATTCACACAGTCAAATTGAACAGCAATTGTTTCACTTCCTCCAGAATAGTTAAACACAATATTGCAATTGGTTCCCCATAATCCAGCTGCAGTAAGTTTGTTTTTCAATTCAATTGACTGAATGTATGTCGAACTATTTGTTACAGCTGTTGGAGTAATTGTTGTGGCCCCAATTGTAATGGTGGTTATTTTTGTTGCATCATACCAGAGATAATCCGCAAATGTTTCCTCGGTTAAATAAACAACTGTTCTGCTGGTTAAAATTCTTTTGCTTGTGGACTGATTAAAACCTTCTACAGTATATTCATATCCTTTGACAGCTAATATCACGTTAGACGTAACCTGGGCATCATTGGTAAGCACACCAGCTACATACCAGAATCCCTGAATCTTTACAGCACAGTAAACTGAACCAGTACCAATATTACTTGCGGCCCCAATTGTGAACCATTCATCCGAAATATATTGCGTTACAATTTTCGATATATCAATGAAGCTCCTGTTCCCAGCGAATACGTCTGGCAGTCTCTGGATGGTGGCAATTGGTGTACCTGGTATTGTTGTGGTCCCAGACCAGACATAAATTTTATACTCGAAGTAGAATCCATCATTACCGACATTTGCGGTATCTTGTGCCTGGTAAAGCATGGAGCTGAATGCACCTTTTATACTGGAAGGCTGTTGTATTATCGTTATTGCCATTATCGTTTCGGTTTAAATATTACTCCTAAATTGTTTATGATATCCTTCTTCATTTCTTTTTTAATTTCGTCTCTGAATACATATCTTGTGGTTTCTCTGGAAGTTTTTATAAATGGATATGGTTCGATTCCAAAATGCTTTATTTTTCTGTTCATCATAAAACCTATTGACTTTCTTGCAGCTGGTGTATTCTTTTTAAATTCTCCAGTTTTCAGGTCCCTCGGTTTTAAATCTCTTTTCTTTATCCATTTATTCATAACAGGTATTGGAATCCCTTTACCCTTTTCCCTTCCATCATTTACAAATACTCCATATTCATTCATACTAACTGCATACCCAATATTAGACTTACTTACTTTAATGGACCTTATAAGACTACCAGATGCCGAATGTGATGCCCTGAATGATTTTACACTGGTGTTATAAGGTTTTCCATTCCTCCATTTACTCCTGTAAGATTTACGCTTTACTTTTGCACCCAGATTTATTCGCATTTGTTCTGCAAAAAAATCAGTCATTTTCTTTAAAACTTTATTTGTCTTAGCAAAAACCATCTGTTACAATTGGATTAACTATTTCAATATTAAATGTTGCTGTATAACCAGCTAGAACGTCTGATTCCTGTTCTATATAAGACTGCAGCGTATAAGGTTTTTGAATGCTCAAAGAATTGAAATATTGCATTTCATACTTTTTAAAGGCAATAACAAATGTGGCATACAGCTCTTGTAATACCATAGCATAGTTATTATTTTCTGTATACCCAATTTCAGAGTATAAAGTACTTTCATCCAGGCCTTGATTCTCACTTGTTATGATATTTACCCTGTCTGAAATATCAATATTCACAGAGACGTTCGAAAGGACCTCACCAACAGCAACATTGTCTATATTAATGTGCATGTATGGATAAACTAACATTGCATGTTTATTCGTTTCGGTTATATTGCCATGACTGAACCTGGCCCCCATTTCATTTGCAATACTTTTGAAAAGCATTACAATAGTCCCAATATGATTTTTACTTTGCTGCATTTTTTTGTAATTCTTGTTTTTGTATTTCCTGTAGGTCTAGCTCGTAACTTGTCCACAATAATGTTTTGTGTATAGGAAGTTTGACCATTTCATTACTTTTAAGTACGTCTCCTTTACAAAGTCCGTAAATGTAACTAAACCATCCCCATTTTTTAGAAAAGCTTGTAATTCCAGCATTTGCAAGTCCTTGGGATTCTTCTCCTCCAAAGACTTCTGGATATAATGAATTAAGTCTAGTCCTAAATCGCAAAAAAAAACCATTGCAGCCTTTACAAAGTACATTGGGATTTCTCTAAAGTCCTCATTTATTCCCCCAGAGTATGATTCAATATCGTATCGTTTCCCCTCGATAATTGTAACTGGTCTGTAAAGGACCGACATTAATTTATATAAATCACCTCTTTCCTTTTGGTAATTTTCGATATCAATAAATTCCGCTGTGCTTATGTTATCCAAGTTCGGGATGAATCCATATTTTATTTCATTAAACTCAAACATAAATTCCAATTTGGCTTCCTCATTTAACGCTGATTCAATTTTATTCAGAGCTTCTATAGTAACCTTTGATGGAAGTTGTTTTACCTCCTGTGTGGTCAGCTGACAGAATATTGAAATAGTCTGAATAGCTCTGTCATTGTCTGATAAATTACCTGGTAACTTTTCATACTCCAGGAATTGAAATAGTGTTATGTCTTTCAAACTTGTAGGCACAATAATACTTTTGTTCATACCAATAAAACCAATAAAGTGTATTTTGTTACAACAAAAAAAAGGGACAGCATTTATGCCATCCCTTTACAATAATAAATTTAGTCCTACCAGTTTGCTGTATCAAACATCATTAACGCCATACCATCAAAGTCATCCTGGATAAGTTGGTCAACTTTTTCTTTGTGTTCTTGGCCCAGGTAAATAATTGAATCAATTTCTGGTTTTTTATCCCACCAATAAAGATTCACTTTGAAATTTGCATCCTGAACAACATCACCACCTGGTAAACCTATTTCGTTAATCGTAACTGTAATTTCTGTTTTTGTCATAATATCCTTGTTTTATATCCTTGTTTTTCTAACTTCTTTTGCTCTCTAATGCATTCTTCCATGGTTCCTACATAAAAGCTATGTTCCAGGTTTTTTCTGTACTCCAGTGTGAATTTTGGTATCATATTGCTTCATGTAGTTTGATTCCATAATGTAGAAAAACATTGCACCAGCGAATGAAAAAATTAATAAAAGCAAAAGTAGATGCTGAATGATGGTCTTAACCCTGGTCATACTTCTTTGAATTGATTCGATTGACTTCATACTATATTGATTAAAATTCAAATTCCCCCTCTATTAATACAGATTTAATTCCATCAATTTTTTTCTGGAGTAAAATACAATCAATTTTATAAGACTGTATAAATTCTGTTGCCTGGTAAACAATTCGCTTTTTTGATTCTAGCTCAGACATAGTTTGTTCTAATTGGCTGATAAGAATAGTTCTGGTTTCTTTGGTAAGTTTTTCCATGATGTATATTTTTTATTTTTTAAGATGGGAGGTGACTGCTCACCCCCCTTTTGTTTTTATTTATTTGCTTTGGTTATTTCGCAATTGATAATATCACCACTATTATTAAAAAATCCTTCAAGTGTACCATAAGAATTTCTGCAACGAGAATCATTAAAATACCAACTTTTATTTTCTACTCTTGTAACTTTGAAATCTGTTTTTTGTCCAGTATTGTAAGTTAATGTGATAATGTCATTTACTTCAATGTTTCTAATGTTTGTAATTTGTTGTGCCATTTTTGTTGTTGTTATAAGTAGTGCAAAGGTGAATCTATTTTTTGTATTTAAAAAATAAAAAACATAAATAGGTGACAAGTCATTCGTTTCCAAATGAATAATTTTTATTACCTAATTGAATATTTGCCCAGATTCGGTCTATTTAAAGTGTTAAACACTGCATACCGACACGCATCAATACCATGATTAAATGCATCAACTGGTTTATTTGTCAGCCTTCCCATTTTATCCTCGATATACTTATAATTCCTGAACTCCTTTACTAAATTCAAACTCCTTTTAGTCACAGCTATTTTATACCTCCGCATCATATCTATTCCAATATTGATGGAATCTGGCCCCTTTGAAGTGGGCTTGATATTGAATCCGAATTGGTATATTTCTTGAATGGACTTTGGTTCCGAGCTATCCGCAAATATTATATTCCTTCTGTCTATCTCCAGGGACTTTAAAGTATTGGCAATGTCGGTGTTTGTCATCCCAGTCTGGTAAATTAATTCATCAAAGTAAATGGTATCTTCATGCTGGTAAAATGCAATTAAGCTGGTAGGGTCCGCACTATAACCAAAGTCTAACCCATACGCCTTAAATTTAGCTTCTTTCGGAATATCACTTTCGATATAATTAAATACAGCTGACCTATTTTTACCTCTTTCTCCCAGGCCATAAATTTGCCAGTAAGTATTATCCAAGACTTTTAATCTTTCTATTTCCAGAATAATAGAATCTTCTAAAAACGGATTATCCAAGTAAGTTGTTTGATAAAAATCACAATCATCCCTGGTTAAAACGTCCTCATATATCCAGTGAAATTCATCAGACGGGTTATAATCTAAAATTACCTTTTCTGTGGTCCTGAATAATAATTGCCTCCAGTCCTCAATTTCAAGTTCGTTAGCTTCATTTAAAAATAGAACGTCCCTTTTGCGGCCCCTTACTTTTTGCGGCTGGTCCACTGACATGAACTCAACTATATTCCCAGCCAGATGATATTCAAAATTACTCTTGTTATGGTTTTCCTCTCGGTACATGTTTGCCTTGGTGAGAATATCAATAAAGTCTCTCATTACTGATGAACGAACAGCTGGTAAAGTCTTTCTTACAATTGAAATTGTTTTACCTTTATTCCGCATACAGTAGTGGAAAATAATCCACATGAGAATATTATAGGTTTTTCCCGACCTGGTGCCACCCTGTTCCACTGTTATTTTTTTAGTGGAATCCCTTAAGTGTATGAATACTTTATTAGTCTTTAATTCGGCCATCTATAATTTCGAGCTTGATACTATTTTCATCTGAACCAATATCAATTCTTTCTGTATACCCTCTGGACTTCCCACGACACTTTAAAAAGAATATTGTTGCTGCAGTGTTATTTTCTTCAATTTGCTGGTGCAATTTGCTTTCAGCGAAGTCTAACGCAATATTTTCAATATCCCTTACACCCTGTGCATATTCCTGGTCTGTATTCATCCAGTCATAATGTGTGCTTCTGTGTATACCAACTTTTTTACAAGCTGTGGTAACTATTCCCAGGGACTTTTCCAATGCTTCTAGCATCGCATTCTTTTGTATTTTTGACATATTAATCTAAATTAGTAAATGCTTTTAAAGGGTAAAATACCAGACTGTTTCTGTAGCCATCGGCATGTGTCGGCAAGATTGGTGTTACTCCATGAATATTCCTCCAGGCTGGATAAACAAGTATTGAATTATCTTGCTGTCCGACTGTGGCACCATAATCTGGTATGTTCAAATCACCTCCCTTTGAATTTCGTTTCTTACAAATAATAACATTTACAGCACCAACAATATTACCATTGTCTCTGTGGAATGGAGCTGAGATATTGTAATTCGAAATTGAAGAAGTGAATAAATCTCCGAACCTCCATTTCGGATTAACCTTCTTGAATAATTCAACTTGAAGTTCGTATTGCTTAGGAAGTATTTCCCGAATCAATAATTCACTTTCTTTTGCCAACATAAGCATTGCCTTAATAAATGTTTGAGCTGTTTTTACCTGGTGTACTGATGATACACTTGCGTAAGGTCGTTTCATGTGTGGCTTAGGTGGAATAGAACCAATGATGGTAGAGTATTGTAATACTTCTTTTGACTTATCATTCGAGGTAAGGCCACTAGACCTTTTCATTTCGCTTTTTGGAACGTTCTTACTTCTCAGTTCGGCATTGGCCAGGTCCGCAAGTTTACACATTTTATCAGGCATCTTGGTCATGTAGAATCCAATTGGTTCACCTTCAAAATAAAATATGCAGTCCTCGGTTACATTTGGTTCTATGTATTCGCAAACGTCACCAACTTTGATTGAATGTTCAATCTGTTTTAAATCAATTCTTTTCATAACAAAATACATTTGTACAGGCTGGGAACCAACTTTTTTGCCATACGTCATAATCACGACTTTCAAATTTAGCTGTATTTCCTATTGAACCTAATTTATAATTTTTATTTAACTTTTCAATGATATTCCAGAATCTTGGCAATGATGGGTCAATATCAAAGCTCCATTCGAAAACCATTTTTTTGAATACTCTTTTTGTGTTTTCTAAGATTAGCATTTCGGCCCCTTCAATATCCATTTTAACACATACGCCATCTGAAACAACTTCATCAAAATTGACACAATCAACTTTAAGACCTTTTCCATTCCAATTTTTAAACATAGAATTTCTCCATACGTTTCCATTATTCCCTACATATAAATTGGCTTTTTTAGTTTGATTATGAACTAGACCAGCACAAACTATATCCGCTTTAAAGCCATTTAATTTCAGATTCTTTTCAATCATTTCACAATTGTATGGGTCAGGTTCATATACAGTAACTTTGGCACCCTTAGAACAGGCTAACAGAGTAAATGCACCAACATTGCCGCCACAGTCAATCCAATGTTCCCCAGCTAGAATTTTCATGCCTTTTTTCTGGTAGACGTCTTTACCAATTACCTCCTCAAATGTTTTTAAATCACTTGTGTTTTCTCTGTGGTAAAATTTAATTCCATTTATTACACTTTGTTTCATAACTTTTCTTTTTCCTCCTTTAAAAATTGCATAATCATATAACCTACATAAGCTTTTTTCTCACGCCAAAATTTAACAAGCTCGTACGCTTCATCATAATGGTCTGGTTCAAATTCTATCTGAATAGCTTTTTTAACGCCATCTGACATAGCATCAAGTTCATCAGATAGGTTTTCTTCATCCAGTATGGAATAATCCACGTCAACAGGTTTTTGCCATACCTCCAGGCCCCATTCCTCTAATTGAACTTCATCCCATTCCCCCAGGACTGTCCAGTCCCATTCACCAAATGAAATATTATCTTTAATAATAAATTCCTTTTTTTGGTCCTCAGTTAGATTATCCGCAATGAGAATCGGGACTTCTT